AACGTGTGTATTGTCGCATCGAAGAAGTCACGCCAGTAGCCAATAAAGTTCAACGAGCGCAGAGTATTATGGGTCGAATGGCTATGAATAAAGTGTTGTTTCCAAAGCAGTCAGTTTGGACACAAAAGGCAACAGATGAAGTTTTAAAATTTCCAAATGGGCGCAATGATGATTTTGTAGACGCGCTGGCTTGGATAGGTATGGCATTGGCTCGACTTACTACCCCTGGTGGTGGTATAGTTAAAACAACTAATAGGCCAAAAGTTGGCACTCTTGCTTGGGTTAAGTGGGATGCCGCGCATCGTCGAAAGCAAGAATTTGAGAATATAAGAACGGGTGGTTGGTAAATGCACGAAGAAATGACGATTACAACGACAGACGTTGACAAACCCGAGCCGACAGAACGCCGTAAGGCGCTTGTCAATCAATGGTTAGCGCGGATTAAACACGCCAAAGAATTTCATAAAAAATCATTTAAAACCATGAAGCGCGATATGGATGCTGCACTGAATGGTTTTGAAGAAACAAAATGGTCTAGCGAGAATTATGTAGCCAACATATTACAACGTCATGTGCAGCAAAGGACAGCACAATTATACGCTAAAAACCCCAAAGCTGTAGCTAAAAGGCGTAACCGTATGAGTTACCAGTTTTGGGATGGGACAACAGAAACATTAGCGCAAGCGTACATGACTTCCGAGCAAGCTGCTAATACTGGGTTGCCAGTACCGCCAGCTGCAGCAAACATTATTCAAGATTTTACAAACGGTAAAACGCAAAACAAAATGCTGGATAATGTAGCTAAGACGCTTGAAAATCTTTTTGATTATTACATGAAAGAGCAACAGCCAGCATTTAAAGCACAAATGAAAGCTTTGGTGCGTCGAGTAATAACTACTGGCGTAGGTTTTGTTAAAGTTGGGTTTCAGCGTGACGTTGATCGAGCGCCAGAAGTTGCTGCTAAAATTGCAGATGTCCAAGCGCAAATTGATTTTATGCGTCGAGTTGCTGAACAGGCGGCAGAAGGTGAAATACAAAAAGACGATCCACAAGTCGAAGAATTAATGTTATCGATGCAAGCACTATTGCAAGAACCGATGGTTACAATTCGTGAAGGGCTTGTGTTTGATTTCCCCGAAGCAAATTCAATTATTATAGATCCTAGATGCCGACAATTGCGTGGGTTTGTTGGATGCGAATGGGTAGCGCATGAACTTTATTTAACGCCAGATGAAATTAAAGAAATATACGACGTTGATATGAAAAATGCTTTTAAGTCGTATGATTTAAAAGGTCGATTAATCGGACACGATGATGCAAACCAACTATCTACATCATATGACGATATATCAGGCGAAGGTGCGCCAAAAGGATTAGCGCAAGTTTACGAAGTGTACGATAGAAAGACAGGCGTACAGTATGTGGTTGCAGACGGGCATCCAGACTTTTTGCGTGAGCCTACAGCGCCGCCAGTAAACGTTGAAACATTCTGGCCTATATTTGCTCTTGTGTTTAATGAGGTTGAACATAAAGATCACCTATACCCACCCAGTGACATTAGTTTGTTGTTGCCGATGCAGCATGAATATAATCGAGCAAGGCAAGGTTTACGGGAACATCGAAGGGCAAACAGACCTAAGTATGCAGCACCAGCTGGCGTTCTCGAGGATCACGATAAAGAAAAGTTGGCAACGCACCCAGCTAATGCAGTGATTGAGTTGCAAGCCTTGGCAGCTGGTCAAAAGGTAAATGATGTAATTCAGCCAGTAGGCCAGATTGGAATAGATCCTAATTTATACGAAGTTCGTACAATTTTTGACGATATTCAGCTAGTTGTTGGAGCGCAAGAAAGCAGCTTTGGCGGACTATCAAAAGCAACGGCTACAGAAACATCGATTGCTGAAAGCGCAAGAATGTCCAGCTTGGGCGCTAATGTCGATGAACTTGATAGTTTTATGTCTGAAATTACTAGGGCAGCTGGGCAAGTGTTATTGGCTAATCTTGGCAGAGAAGAAGTTATTAAGATTGTAGGCCAAGGTGCAGTTTGGCCGGAAATGACACGCGATCAAATTATGGAAGAAGTATTCCTAGAGATCGAAGCTGGGTCTACGGGCAAACCTAACCGTGCAGCGGAACTTGCAAATATCGAACGTATTATGCCGTTCTTGCTGCAAATTCCTGGTATCGATCCCAAGTGGTTAGCAAAAGAATTGTTAAAACGTCTTGATGACAAGCTTGACCTTGACTCGGCGTTTACAGACAAAATTCCTTCAATTGTTTCTATGAACCAAGGACAAGGACAAGGAACTGGTGATCCAGCGTTAGCTGGTGCGCCAGGAGGCGGTGCGGATAACGCGCCAAGGCAGTTACCCTCTGGTTCGGGAGGTGTTGCACCAATAGGAGGGCAGTAACCAGTAATTTTTTTACGGTTTGTTGATTGTTGCGATCAACAGCGGTAAAATGCAGATAGAAGGAAGGACGCTAATATGGTTGATGAAACCACGGAATCGGAAACGTCCACCGAGGCCGACGATATAATCGAGGACGATAAGGCGGAGTCGTCAACGCCAGAAAGCGAAACTGAGGAGGATCTGCTTAGTGTAATACAAGACGCAATGCAGCCCGACGAAGAAACAGAGTCGCACTCTGAGAGCGAGGAAGAAGAAAGGGAAGTAGTTGCAGCGGAATCTACGGAAAGTGAAGTTGACGTTGAGTTAGCAGATCAGGAAGAAGATTACAGCAAATTACCGTTCCATAAGCACCCTCGTTTTAAGGAACTTGTTCAACAGCGGAATGAAGCAAAAGAAAGCGCAGAAAAGTTTGAAATAATGCAGACTTATTTGGCAGACAACAATCTGTCGGGTGACGAAGCGGCTGCTGGTTTAGATATTATGGCTAAAATGAAATCTGATCCAATGGCTGCATTAAAAGCATTACAGCCTTATGTGCAACAATTGTCCCAAGCGGCTGGTATTATTGTGCCAGACGACATTCAATCCAAAGTTGATGATGGTTACTTAGACGAAAGTGCGGCACGGGAATTAACGCGATCGAGAGCAGATGCCGCGTGGCAGAAGCAACAGAACGCAGCACTGGTGCAACAGCAACAACAACAAGCCCAGCAAGAGCATACTAATTATCTTGCTAGTCTTGCAATGGAGTGGGAAGAAAACGCCCGAGCGAACGACCCTGACTACGACCTTAAAGAAGATCTAATTGACGCAAGAGTTCAAGCATTAAGAAGGGAACTTGGTAGCAACGGTCAAATATATACAGCGCAAACGCCCGAAGCATTACGGGAACTAGCGGAGACTGCTTACAATCAAGTGAACGACAAATATAATGCTACGTTTGGCAATAGAACGCCAATGCGTACTGCGTCTGGTGGTAAACTTGGAGGTAGTCCAGCGCCAGAACCACAATCGTTACAAGAAGCGATTGCAGCGGCGATGGGTAACTCCTAAAATATGTTAGGAAAGTAAAATGGCTTTTTCATCAGCCGAACTTGCGAACATAGCCAATG